TATGCGCACTACAGGGCGCTTAGGTTCGGTAGGTGCGTGAGTGATGACCTGGTGACGCTAATCCCACGCGATGCGCTGACATACGCTGAGATTGACGCATACAGCAAGCTGGTGGATTGGCAGCCAACTGCCGAGGAAGTTTCAGTGCTGATGGATATCGACGCCATCTTTGAGTCCAGAGATTTGAAAGGGGGTAAATGATGTCCGATTCAGCCAGTTTAATAGTCAGGGTTTCAGGATCTGGTGTTGATTCAACCACCAAAAGCCTTGATGGATTAACGGTTGCATCTGGAAAGGCTGATAAGGCCAGCCAGTCTCTAGCAGCAACCACAGATAAAACAGCAAGAAGCATCCCGAAGGTTGGCACAGTTGCCCAGCAGGCGGGCTATCAGCTGCAAGACATGATCGTCCAGATACAAGGTGGCACATCGGCGTTTGTGGCTATCGGGCAGCAGGTTCCTCAGTTCCTTGGCGCATTTGGCCCAATAGGCGCTATTACCGGTACGATTATCGCTATGGGTTCTGCTCTGCTTGGTGTTGCATACAACGCATCGCAAGCCGAAAAAGATGTGAACGCTCTTGTTGCTGCTGGGCAGCGCCTTGCAAACCTAAATCTTGATTCACTTATAGAGGCTAATGACGTCTCAAGGGATTTCACATCACCAGACAGAATATCAAGATACAAGGCGTTGTCGTCAGGGGTTATAAACCTTAGTCAACAATATGAAAACCAAGCGCTAATCACAAAAAGATTGCGCGAGGAAGTTCAAGCGGCACAAGACGAGATGGGTGATGTTGGTGGATTCTTTGGGCCATCACAAGCGGATGCAACCGCAAAACTGCAAGAGAAACAGGCGCAATACAATGAATCACTGAGAGCGGAAGCGGCCATTAGATCTCAGGTAAACTCGCTCAAGGAAAAGCAAAACGCGCTAAGCGACGAAGAAGCCAAGATTAAATCTGATGCAGAGAAGGCTCCAGCAGCGCAACAGAAAGTTGACGACCGAGCAGCAAGACAGGCAGAAGCAGAAACCAAGCGGATGGACATTCAGAAGGCCGCTGCCGCTCAATACCTAACGCAACTCCAGCAGTCAAACATGACTGAATTGCAGCTGATTGACTCACAAGAGCAGCAGAAGTTAGCCAAGATTCAGGAGTACCGCGCTGGTGATCTGATAAGCGTACAGCAGTACGAAGACGCAAAGACCGAGATAGAGAAAAACGCCTCGGCTTCCCGGCAACAACTGGTAACCGATGAGATCGACGCCCACTACAAGCAGATGAGCCAGGCGCGCAGCGTTGAGCTTGCAGAGCGTGACCGTGAGGCAGCAAAGAAAGAGAAAATCATCGACGATGGCGTGACCGCCCAGCGCAACATGACCAACGATTTAAAGACCACGCTTGGCGAGCAAAACGACCTATACAAAGCCAGCGCGATCATGAGCACGACAATCGACACCTATCGGGCAGCAACAGGGGCATTTGCTGCACTGTCTGGGATACCAATTGTCGGGCCATTTCTAGGAGCTGCTGCTGCTGGTGTTGCGGTTGCTGCTGGCCTGGCTAACGTGGCTCGCATCAAGGCCGCTCGGGAGCAAGGCGGCGGCATGGCTGCAGGGTCGGCTTATCAGATGGCAGAGCGCGGCAAGGCTGAAATCATCGTGCCAGCTGGAGCTTCACGGGCTCGCACTGCCGCACAGATGCGCGACATCATGGGGCAGAATGGCGGTAGATCATCACCAAGCTCAGTTGTGATAGTCAATCAAACCACTGGCCGCATTGATTCTGTCCAGCAGGAGCAGACCAGCGAAGGCCAGCTAAGGTTGATTATCCGCGAAGAGGTTTCAGCCGGACTGCTGACGCAAGATAGTCAGATAGCCAAGGCTAGACGCCAGACCGCTGGCCAGCCAGGATATTAAGGGGTATCGCATGAGTGAGAAAATATTCCCTGCCGCACTAAAGCCAATCGTAAGCAAGTCATACGGCCAAACCCGTGGCGGCAACATATGGCGCAGCCAGGTTCAGGGTGGACTACCTCGCCAGGGGCGTGATGTTTACTATGATGCTGTGCCTATTGGTGTGACCCTGGTTGTTGGCGGTCTAGGTCGCCAAGCGTTTTGGTTATTCATTACCTCTGTTTCTGGTGGGGCAGACTCATTCCAGATGAATCACGACACAGGTAATGGATTAGAGCCGCATAACGTACTGATAACCAGCAATATCACCGAGCAGACGCAGGACGGGATCAACTGGGTTATCAGCTTTACGGCGACAGCAGAGCGCACTAGCGTCCAAGAAGAGGATGAATTAACAGAGGCGCTACCGCCACTTTACGGCGAGTACGGTGATGGCCTGATAGACTTCCTCGACTGGTACGCCATGTACTGCACGACGCCGAATTTCGTCAATACATTACTGTGAGGTGAGTCATGACACAGGAAACAGTAAATGCAGCGTACAGGCGCAAACTGGCCAGCAATCCAGATGGTGAGATCACGGTGGACACCATCGAGATTTATCATCCACTGATAAGTAAGCGTTACCGTCTTGTTGCTGACCAAATTGACCTGGTTGCCAAACTAGAGGATGGCGTAACCAATGCCACTTTCGAGGCGGCAAATATCAGCGTTAAAGGCGCATCAAACAACAGTGACATGACGCAATCTGCTTCGGTGACAATAGCAGATCCGCTCAATGAGTTGGATGATGAGCTGTCACGCATACCGCTATATAACACAGACAAAGTAACCATAACCTATCGCGCATACCTGCTGTCTGACCTGAGCTATCCTGCTGACGGCCCGATAGTCTATGAGGCCAGCGACGTGACGCAGGGAAAAGGCACATTCACGATGGCCGTTGGCGCTCCACGGCTTAACAATCGCGGAACCGGACTGATTCTGACTCCTGCTCTGTGCCCACTCATTCGCGGGGTGTTGGCATGAGCCCGCTTGCTAAATACACGGGACTTGCTTATGACTTTGTGACCTATAACTGCTGGGGTCACGTCCGCAACGTGCGGGCAGATGCTGGGCTGATTACGCCTGAATTTGGGTGCGGCGACATTAACGAATCAGCGTCTGTTTTCGAGCTAGGCCACGCTGACAGCAAGGGCCTATCCATGGCTATGCAGCCGCATGACTTTGATGCCGTGCTGATGGCCACTGAAAAGCGCGGGCGGTTGATATGGCACGCAGGGGTATATCACGATGGCATGGTGTCTCACTGTGACCGATGGGCCAGGCAGGTTATCATGGAGCCATTGAGCGCACTGCAAGACAGATATGAGAGGGTGGAATTTTGGCGATAATCAGACACATTACAACTGGTGAGGATGGCCAGCAAGTAGAGTCAATCCGCATCGACCACTCAAGCCCGGCGTCATTTATTGTCGCCAACATCCCAGACGGTACGCCGTTTCGCTGTCTATCAAGCGTCGTTGACATCACTAACGACATCGACGCCATGACCGAAACTGATGGCGAGTTTACGGTCATTGAATACCCTGGCGGCGGGGCGGTTAAGCAGTTGCTTAGCCCATTTTCCAAGCTTAATGACCCGCTTGGTATCAACCGCAAAATTTACAACAAGATCATAAAGCAGCCGCAGCAGCCGAACACAAACCAGCAGGCTGTCAGCGCCAACAACTCTCTAACAGACCGCACAAACAAGCCGCGCCCATATGATCGCGTTTATGACGTGTGCGGAACCGTGCAGAGCATCCCATCTGACTTGATGCAGGGATACAGCCGATATGACGAAAACCACAAGGAGTATCAGTATGGCTATTACTACATAGCCAGGGGCTTTGTCGACACTCCTACTGGCGGCATTACCGACGGCGATACGCTTATGACAGCGATAAGCGGGGCAGCAGCAAATGTCTACGATCCATTTACATCACCGAACAACTCAGCGCCACGGCTTATCATTGGGCAGCAAATCACCGAGCCGCTTTACATCACCAGTCGCTCAAATGCTGTTGACGGAATCACGCTCAAAGCGCCAAATCAGTACACTGTCGCACTGAAAGGTGACGGCGTGATCATCACATGCGATCTTGTTGGTACTGCTGGCTCACTGGTTGACCCATCTGGCGATATGTCATTCGATGACCTGTTTACTGCCGGAGATGTGGTGATATTCGAAAACGTCCGAGCAAATGATGGGACTGTCGACAATGGGGCGGTGCTTGATGGCACCTATACAGTGCTGGCATCCACATCAAACAGCCTGACAGTTGATGCCACTCCACAGCTGGTTCAGTGGCAAAAGATGCCGCTTGGCACGTCAACAATGAAGGCCGACGGCAATGCCAGGGTAAAGCCGCAGGATTCTGCCACCATTGGATTTTCTGACTGGGTATCAATTCGCACCATCAAGCCTGAGCGACTACTGCTAAACATAACAGCGCCTCGTGGCATGTACCGCACGCCATCAGATGGAGCAAGCATCAACTCAACATCGGCATCAGTGGAAGCTCAGTGGCAGCTGCTTGATGACAACGGGAATCCTATCGGGCCAATCACTCCAGCAAGCAAGACGCTAGCGGACAAGAGCCAGGTTGAAGTCGGGATTACCATCGACATCACTTTGCCAACTCCGTCAACCGTGCGGGTTCGGGCTCGACGATCAAGCGATCAGGATACCGGATACAACGGTACTGTGATTGACGAGCTGAAATACCGAGACCTTTACGCGCAGATACGAGATACCACGCCGCACTATGGAGACATGACCACTATCCATACTCAGCGAAAGGCAACGATCCAGGCCACATCAATCAAGGAGCCGCAGCTCAAAGTTGTCGCCACAGAGATGCTGTTTAAATACTTGGGTGGCGGAGTGTTCGATACCGTCCGCACAGCCAACACGCAGGCAGCGCAATCGCTTATCCGTCTGATGCGTGATCCGCTTATCGGAAATCAGGATCTATCCACGGCCTGCATGGATAAGCTTGTTGCTGTTCAGTCTGAGATTGAGGATTACTTCGGCACTGAACTTGCTGGCCAATTCTGCTACACATTAGACGACTCAAAGGCCACAGCTCAGGACATTTGTCAGACGATAGCTGATGCGGTTTTCTGCACCGTTTATCGAGACAATCAGGACATCACTCTGTTTTTCGAGCGTCCGGCATCTGGGCCAGCTATGGTGTTTACTCACAGGTCAAAAATTGGCGATGAAAAGTGGATGCGTACGCTGCATCCAGAAGGCTTTGACGCAGTGGAATACACATGGACGGATCCGAAAACCAACATCAGAGAGACGATAACGATACCGGAAGGTGTAGGCGCAAACCCAAACAAGATCGACTCGAAAGGAGTGCGCAACTACCAGCAAGCCTACTGGCTGGCCCACAGGGCATATCAGAAAGACCAACTCCAGCGTATCAGCGTGGAATTCACGACCACAGCAGAAGGCGTTTATGCCGTAGTCGGTCAGGCAATCAGCGTAGTGAAAGGCGCTCGCGTGGCGACATATGACGGCTATGTGGTTGCGCAAAACGGGCTCACTCTGGCGTTATCGCAAGAGGTGAAATTCACTCAAGGCGATGACCACTATCTGCAGCTAAAGCGGCGTGACGGGTCTGTTGAGTCTGTGCGTGTTGAGCCAGGTTCAAATTCTCGCACAGTGCTGATGCTATCGACTCCAGCAGAGGCAATCTATACTGGCAACAGTGCGGTAAAGACAGAGTTCAGCTTTGGCAATGAGGCTAGACACTTGGCGCAGATGATTATCCCAACGCAGGTAGACCCGCAGACAGATCGCACAGTGAAGATAACAGGGGTAAACTATCATCCAGATGTATTTTTATATGACGGCGTTAGCACTGGTGGCGGCGCGTTTAGTGATGGATTTGACAATGGTTTTGACATTTAAGGGGATAGCATGACTGACGTATTAACAGTGCAGGATTTGGAAGCAGCAAAGAAGCACGACACATTTCACAGTGAGGTCATCACTGGTAAAGCTGGTGGTTTGGCTAGTGGCGTCGACATCGACACGGCAACCAATGCCGTAACCGGACAAGTACAAACAACGCTGCCAAAGATTTTGCGTGATATTGGATTCAAGCCAGCATCATTCAATTTTGTAACCGGCGGGACTCTTGGCTTGGTTGATGCAGATAAGTGCATCTACAACCCAGCTCCAGCGGGTGACGATAACTGGTATTCATGGGGCGGGAATCTGCCGCATGATGTAGACGCAGGAACAGACCCCACAGCAGTTGGCAGCGGCTACGTCACTCGCGCGGACGTTGTGTTGCGCAATGAGCTTGCTTCGCCTGTAGGGTTTAAATTAATAGGTGAGGTTTCTGACGTAGATGCTTTACGCTTACTAGTTGGGAACTCCGGAGATAAGATTTACTTAGCTTCGTATAACTCAGGCTGGGCCGCGGTATCATCCCCACCTGTGGGCGGGGGCAAATTCCGTTGGGTAGCTGATAACGCTCTGCTGGATGATGGGGTGTTTGTATTCAAACCCACTGGTGCATCAGGCGCTTGGGTTCGACAAGACCAGAA